CGTAGCCTACCTATTCGCCCATGACGCAGGAGGCTTTGGTTTAACTGGTACGGACAATGTGATTTCGTGTGGGTCTGTTGTCGGCGCTGGCAGCTCTGGCACAACAGTAACTTTGGGGTATGAGCCGCAATGGATTTTGATTAAGAACGCATCAAACTCACAGGATTGGTGGGTGGTAGACAATATGCGTGGCTTGGTTGCCACTGTGTCTTCTTCAGCGGTTTTAAGGCCAAATCTATCTGACGCTGAAACAACAGGTTTTAGCGTCCAGCCAACGTCTACGGGTTTTACAAACTTTGTCATGACCACAGGGCAGACCTACATCTACATCGCCATCCGCCGTGGCCCGATGAAAGTGCCTACGACTGGAACGAGTGTTTATAACGCAATTGCGAGGACGGGTACGGCTGCTGTTGCTACGGTGACCGGGGTGGGATTTGCGCCGGATTTGGTTCACGTTAAAGACCGCACCAACGCAGGGCCAGAGAACGTCTTCTTTGACAGGCTTCGTGGTGTAAACAACTATTTAGTAAATAGTGCAACAGCCGCAGAAGTAACCCTGTATTCAAACACGATTACGTCCTACAACATGGACGGCATATCGCTTGGAGCGGATGGTAGTGGAAACGTAAATTCAGCGTCGGGTTCACCTTCATACATCAACCACTTCTTCCGCCGCGCCCCCGGCTTCTTTGATGAGGTTTGCTATACGGGGACGGGAAGTGCCACTACGTTTAGTCACAATTTGGGCGTAGTGCCAGAACTTCTCATAACAAAAAACAGAAGTAACGCTTCTAACTGGCGAGTGTATTCAGCAACTTTGGGTAACACAAAGTATTTGACGCTTAACGGAGATCAAGCGGAAGATACGTTATCTACAATGTGGAATAACACCACGCCAACAAGTTCTGTTTTTACGGTTGGGACTTCTAATTCTGCGTCTGGTCAAACCTATGTAGCCTACCTCTTTGCCTCTGCATTGGGTGTAAGCAAAGTCGGCAGCTACACAGGAAACGGCAGCAACCAGACCATCAACTGTGGCTTTACTGGTGGTGCAAGGTTTGTCCTCATCAAGCGCACAGACAGCACTGGTGATTGGTACGTCTGGGACACGGCAAGGGGCATTGTCTCTGGCAATGATCCACGACTGAGCCTGAACACCACAGCAGCCGAAGTGACAACAGATGACAGCGTTGACACTGACAGCACAGGATTTGTTGTCAATCAGTTGTCAGCCACAAACATCAACGTCACCTCTGCCACATACATCTTCTTGGCAATCGCATAAGGAACAATCATGCAAATTAGACTCAAATTAAATGGACAAGTTATGTACGAAAGTGAGTTTCGTGCATTGTTTCCAAACACATCTTTACCCCAACAGTTGTCTGAATCTCTCATTAACGAACTTGGTGGCGATGTAGTCTTTGAAGGCGCACAGGCATCTCCAACACGCTACCAAATTGGTTTTCGTGATGGTGTAGAGCAAGTCAATGGCAAGTGGTACACAAAGTATTCTGTGGCTGACATGGATGCTGAAGCTCAGACTGCTAAAAATGTTGAACAAGCCAAGTCTGTACGCAATACCCGTGACCAGTTATTGAAGGATTCTGATTGGACACAAGTAGCTGATGCTCCTGTTGACAAACAAGTATGGGCTACCTATCGTCAAGCCTTGCGTGATGTGACTACGCAAACAGGTTTCCCTTGGACAATTACATGGCCTGATGCGCCACAATAAGGAGTAATCATGGCAGTAACTAATCAACAAATTATTGACTATCTCTTAGCCAATCCTAATCTTAGCGATGCTCAGATTGTCTCCACTATGGAGCAATTTAAGATTTCCCCTGCTCAATTGGCTAGTGCTGTTAATCTACCTGAAGGGCAGATTGCTTCCCGTGTAGCGGCTATAGTTCCTAATGGTCAAACAGTTCAGCTTGGCGACACCATTGTTCAACCTGTTTATCAAGTATCTGGCTCTGGTCAAGATCGGCAGATTGGTGGACTTGAGAACGTCATTACCTATAAAGCAAGTGATAACAAAACTGGTGGTGCTTATACACAATACACACCTACTGGTGAAGTAGAGAAAACTGGCACACAACAAGAAGTTAAAAGTGGTCTAAAAGAGTTTGCTCTTGGTGCTGGATTGCTTTTGGGTTTGCCAACTTTATTGAATGCGGGTGCTGGTGCAGGTAGTGTGCTTGGTACGGCAGGGACTGCTGGTATGTCTGCGGCTGAACTTGCTCAACTTGATTTGGCACTTGGCGGTGCGGGTGGAACAGCGGGCGCTACATCTCTTGGTAACGCATTGGCTACTGGTGCTAATGTTGGTACTTTGACTAACTTAACTGGTGGCAGTAATGCGGGTTTATTGACCAATACAGGCACAGGTTTAACAACCAATACTGGTATTTTAACTGGTGGTTCTGATGTTGTTGGTATGGGTGGTGGCACAGGCTTAAAAGTTGGTACAACTGGCTTAGATACCATTACTGCTACTAACGCAGGTCTTAATTCTGGTTTAACAACAGGCGCTAATACAGGATTATTGACTACTGCTGGAACAACATTGGCTGGCATCGACACAGGTATTACAGCCGCAAATGCTGCCGCTACTGCTGCAACTGCCGCAGATGCCGTTGCCGCTGCAAACCTTGCCTCACAAGCGAATTTACTTACTGGTGGACTAAAAACTGTTGGTGGACTGCTTCAATCTGAAGAAGATAAAGCGGCTGCTAAATTAGCGGCTGACAAAGTTACTGCGGCTACTCAAGCAGGTGTAGAGGCATCACAGTTCCGTCCTGTAGGCATGACTACTCGCTTTGGTACGTCTAACTACACTTATGACCCTGTAACAGGTCGTATGACCTCTGCGGGTTATCAGTTAAGTCCTGAAGCAAAGAACGCTCAGGATCGCTTGGTTGCTTTGGCAGGTCGTGGTTTGACACAAGCAGAACAAGCACAAGCTCAATTTGCACCACTTCAAACAGGCGCTCAAAGTTTGTTTGGACTTGGTAATCAGTACATTTCTCAATCTCCACAAGATGTGGCTCAGAACTACATCAATCAACAGATGGCTTTGTTGCAACCTGGTCGTGAGATGGAGTTGGCAAACCTTCAGAATCGTTTGCAACAACAAGGTCGTGCGGGTCTGTCTGTTGCCCAAGGCGGTACTATGGGTGCTACTACTCCTGAACTTCAGGCTCTATATAACGCTAGAGCGCAACAAGAGGCAGTATTGGCGGCTAATGCTCAACAAGCTGGTCAACAGAACGTCTTGTTTGGTGCGGGTCTATTGGGTCAAGGCGCTCAAGCTATGGGTAACTATTATGGCGGTCAAGCACAAGCCTATTCACCATTTACAACTGCTTTGGGACAAGTACAGAACTTGGAGACTCAGGCACAACAACCTTTGACTATGGGTGCTAACCTTGCTCAACAAGCATCTACAGCAGGATTTAACGCTGGTAGATTAGGTGTTTCAGGTGCGGAGGCCGCTGGTAAATTAACAACAAGTCCAGCAGCTACAGTTAATCCTTACGCACAACTGTTCTCTGGAATAAGTGATCCAGTATTCGCTCAAAGTTTAGCAAAACAAATTTGGGGAGGTTAATATGGCTGAAATCGTAGGTAGTTTATTTGGTATAACGCCCGATCTTTATGAGCGTCAACTACGGGCGCGAGATGAAGAGAGAGCTATTCGCATGGCTAACCTTGCACCAGGCGCTCGTGGTGCGGCAATGATTCAATCAGGTGCGGCTACTTTAGGTCGTGGCATTGGTGGATTATTGGGCGGTGAAGACCCTCAACTGAAGTTGATTACTGCCCGTCAACAGATTATGAGCCAGACAGACCAGTCTGACCCTCAGTCATTGGCTAATGCTGCCAAGCAATTAAATGCTATAGGTGATACACAAGGCGCTATGGCTTTGATGGACTTTGCTCGTAAAGCACAGAGTGAGATGGCTCTTGTTGGTCAACGTAGGGCCGCAGAACAATCGTCTTTAGCTTCAGCAATTAAGACTCAATTAGGAATTAAACAAGAAGAGCAATTGCGTGATGAGCTGTCTAAACTTGGCCCTGATGCTACACAAGAACAAATCCTTGCTATTGTGACTAAATACGGCTCACCAGATAAGGTTTTGGCTTCTTTACAAGGTTCTGCTGATCGTGCAACTACCAATCAAGCTCGTATTGATGCGGCTAAAGTTGCGGCTGATGCGAGGATTGAGGCGGCTCGTGAGCGAGGTGCTACACAAATGCAGATTGCTCAATTGCAAGCAGATTCCAAGCGAGAGATCGCTCAATTGGTTGCAGCTCTTAAAGGCCCAAGTGCTGCCGTCCTGAAGGCCCAAGAAAAGGCTGAAAAGGTTGCAGAAGGTCAATTAGCTTTGTCCGACACCTTATCTACCGCAGAAACCTTGGTTAAAGATTTAGCCAAGATGGGTGGCATTACAAGTACATCAAAAAGTCCTCTTGCAAACTTGGTAACATCTTTGCAAACTGGCACTGTTGGCCAAATTGCAGGTCAGAAATTTGGTACAAAAGAGCAAGCAAAGCGTGATGAATTAAAGAGCATTCGTTTACAACTGCTAAATGCCGTTAAAGAAGCAACAGGAATGAGCGCACAGCAATTGAACTCTAATGTTGAATTAAAAACATATTTGGATTCATTGGGTAGCGAAGGCATGACTGCGGAAGCAAACTTGGCTATTTTGGATAACCTTTCGAGACGTTATCTAAAGGGCGAA